TAGTTGGTAAGAACCGCACAAGCAGAAGGCTGCTCGTTGAACAAGTTCCCAAACCAACGCAAGCGAACCTCGTAAGAGTCTACGTCTGACTGAGCGATATACCGATTTTTGTTTAGTGTTACTCTTGCTTGCGCAAGGGAGAAACCGCTTCGGATTTCTCTCTCGACCTTCATTTTGTTATGCGTCGAGGCCAGACTGTCGCATACGCCCTTTTTTTGAGCGTCCCTCTCACTCAGTCGTTCACGCTGCACTGCTTTCGCATGCTTGCGCCCTGTCACCCGCTTCCGGGCTTCCAAGTCAATCAGAGAAGGTTTATCCACCACATATATCATTAGTGAAGTGTCTCACTATGCTCTAAGTTTATGGTGCCTTGTTCGTCCGCGAAGCTGAGAGGGCAAAGCTCATAGAACTTAAACGCCTCAGCAGGGAGGAACATGAATCGCGTGGGAGCAGACTGGTCAGCAACGACCGGAATACCCATGAAATCCATGTAGAACTTGTCTTTATCACCGAAGGTGCCGTCAGCTTTCACTGTGTTGCTGTAGCGCTTATCGGGGGTCAGGAGTTTCTGATACATCCGCAAAGATGTGAAATCAGTCCAAACCGCGTTCAAAGCACGACCACCGCGACGAAGAGCGTTGTTGTACGCAGCTTGCATCGCATCCAAGCTCAAAGCCTGGCCGGCGTTGTTTTGCACGTTGCCTTGGTAGTTGATGAATGTGGCGCGATCAATACCGTAGACAGTAGTTGTAGCACCGTCCAAAGCAGTCAAAAGACCTTGTACTTCGTTACCAAAAGCACCAGCGCGAACCAGAATGTTTCCAGCAGATGCAGTCAACGGCTGATCCAGCACGATTACGGCTGTAGCAGAGTTGGCGTCACCGCTAGAAATGGACTGGATTGTCAGGCCGGCTTGCACCAAAGTTCCACCAGTTGTGTACACGTCAAACGTTGCACCAACATCCAGAAACTTCAGAGCCTGCTCAGTAGACTCACGACCTGCAATGGTCACAGAAGTAGACGCAACGGCTGCAGAAGAAACTGTCGCCAAAGCGCCGCTTCCGTTCCAGCTCATTTGTCGGTTCATGTCCCATTTCAAGTCTTTATAACCCATCTCCAATTCGTAAGCTGCAGAGCGCACAAAAGATCCAACATCACTCTGTGATGCTTTGATCATCGCGCCCGTGATTCCGAATCGCAGGTAATTATAGCGAGCTTGAATCACCGCTTGCGCAGTAGTTTGGCGACCAATGTTCGGCAAGTTGCCGTTGTCAGCAGTCGCGCCGATACCTTGGTTACGAACCAAGCGAAGCGGACGGTTAACTTGCAAACCGCTCCAGCCCTTTGTGATCTTCTCAGATGCACGCAGGACAGGAAGTTCGTTGTTCAACTGATCTTGAATGGGTCCTTCATAATAGATCTTCAATTGCCCCAAGCCGGAGCTAATTGTTTGAAATTGGTTGGCCATTTTGGCACCCCTTTTTTGTTAAAGGGGCAGCGTTTTACTGTCGTGAAGAAAGATCCCGAATTGCGGCTTCTGTCGCTTCCTTGAAACTTAGTTTCTTCGGAGCACTTCCAGGCACACCACCACCAGGACCAATGTCACGCGCAGTTTTAGATGCTGCCCGTTGTTTTTCCATTGTTTCTTTCTGGTACGCCTGAAATTTCTTCTCAATCCGCTCATTTTCAAACTTAGCAATTTGCTCCAACATCGACGCATCAAGCTTCCCGTCATCACCCCGAAGCTTATAACCCATCTGCAACGCCTCTCGGGCCAATCCCGCAAGCCTGTCCTCATCAACGAACTTGAATTTGTCTTTAATCTGGCTTGTGTAGATGTTTGCAAACTGGTTCTCGAGCTGCTCCATCTGCATCTTGTTGAAATACTCTTGCATCTGCTGAAACTGAGTTTTCATTTCAGAGATTTCAGGTGGCAATGTCGCTGCCTGGCTTTGTTGCTGAGTTCTAGCCTCGCCTACCGCAAACTTCAGATATTTATGATAAGCCTGTGGATAAACTCGCTTGAATTCTTCAGCCAAAGAAGGATCTTGCTTGATTGCATCCAAATCCGCTTCCAGGTTCTCCATGAACTTTCGATCTTGGGCCAGGGCTTGCGTCTTTTTGGTGTAATCAGCATGCGCCATATATGCCGATTTCAATTCTTTCGGGGTCCACTCCTTACCCTCGAACATAAACTTTTCAGCCTTATCCAGGTCGATTAACTCCGATTGTCTGGCTTCCTGTGAAAAGTCGCGTTCGATTTGCTGAAGCGGTGTCTCAGTTGAGCCGGTAGACGGTTGTTCAACTGCATCTAATGAATCCAATCATTCCCCCCGGAGAATTGTTTTCTTAGATTTTATTAGGCTTTTTTAAGTTCCTTCAATCTTTTTTTCATTCCCATCTTGGCCATCTCACCAATGCCCATGGGACGATTAGGCATTTTCTCATCTTCATCATCATCGCCAACGATAGACGCAAGCTCTGCCATCTCTTCTTCGGCAGATTCTTTACCTGCAAACGGCTTTGCATCACCGTCTGGAGCTAAATCCTTTGCCTCGCGCTCATCTTCTTCTTTTTCTTCACCCTCATCGTCACCCACTCCGATTTGAATCGTGAGCATGGGCTTTTTCTTCATCAGCATTTTCTTTAGCATTTCATCGTCGTGCATCATTGCATTCCCCCTTCAATAGGCATTGGTTCTTCTGGCATCAACTCACCCTCGGGCATCATCTCGCTCGAGGCCTGCATTTCCTTTGCTAGCTCCTCATCAATAACCGCGTTTGGATTAGCCAATCGAATCAGCTCATCCAAATGGTACTGAATATCATCAAGCATGATGGCCTGAGACCGAGGAGACAGACGCTCAAATTTCTCAGTCTTGCGGTAACGGTTCTTTTGCGTGTAGTGCGCTATGTGATCATCATTCTCGTTACGCTCTGGCACTATACCGTTTTCAATTTCCTTAATTTGCTTGGCAATCTGCGCATCATTTACCGCCTGATCTTGCCACAGCTCCTCAATGTCGCCGTATTCAAGCTGCGACAATACCTGCTGACGCACCTTCGGATCTTTCGGATCTCCCAATAAACCTTCGCGGTAGGCCGTTAAAATATCTTGCCTACGAAGCACCTTAGACTGCGGCGAAGTAGAGCCAGGCACGACAATAACGTCAAAGTTATCCCGCAAATCCTGACCCGTGTACTGCTTCACCACCCAATCACCAGTGGGGCCTGCTAGTTTCATCATCCGAGGCATCACGTAAAACTTAGCCGCATACTTGAGAATGAGTGAGCCAACCTTAGCCCAGGCCATTTCGTGCTGAGTGGTCTCAACACCAAGCCTTGTCTCATCCTGTTCCTGCAGGAACTGCATACCAATGGCTGGAATCCCTGCGCTCGGTAAAACACCACGCGAAATCTCGTTAATCCCTGACACTTGGTCAAACTGCTCATTCAACCGATCTTCCTCAGCATAAGCATACTGCGGAAGCTGAGGGACACTCATCGCCTGCGGAGGAGCTGCATTCGGCACTGGATCGTACTCGACAACCTCGCCCGTCTGATCATCAATGGCCTCAGAAATCAGACCATGACCTCGAGCTGCAATGTACTTTCCGGCTAAAACCTTCTGAATGTACTGATCACGCTTGGCCATCAACCGGTCATATCTGTCTTGAATCGGGCGCAAGTGCGTCACCACACTCTCAGCCATAAACCGGTTACCAACTACGATATCGTCAAACTTAACGAGAGGAATATCCCCCGTAGGAAGTTCCTTGTCCTCAAGCAACACATCATGCGCGATCGTAATCATACGCCCGTTTGGATGCTTGCGAGACCTGCGCTCATAATAAACAATCTCAATCGCTGAGTCTTTCATCATCGACTGAGCACTATCGCCGGAAAAACCTACGCCCGTGATGTTATTTGTTCGTAAATCATACTGCACAGACTGAAGCCATGCAGATTCTTCTTTTACAAGATGGCCTCGCTCAGGAAAACGTGTGCGAAAGTAATCAAGCTTGCGAACCTTGCATCGTATGACCCAGTTCGTCTCTTCCATGTTTTTAGCGACTGGATCTACATAAACCTCAAACGGAGAAACCACATCAATGCGGATATCTCCCTCATAATCCAGCTCATTTGTCTCTGGATCGACCATAGGCCGACCCAATTGGTCATCCCATGCAACATGTATGAAACCGTAACCCGCTTGCTGAATAACCATGGCGAGATTGATTCGCTTTTGGTTAATCTCTTGTCGGTCCCATACATCTCGAATGATATCCAATCCCAAACGTGCCGCATCCTTGTCCTCTGGCTCCGAAGACTCTGGACGAACGTCGTATTTCGGCGGTTGCTTCACTAATCTCGCCGCGCGGTTTTGAACCGTGGGCAAAATCTTATTAACTCGCACCCTTCCAGCTACCCCACGACGTGGACGGTCGGTGTTTTTATAAACCCGAGACATCGGGTCGTAAATGTAGCCCGAATAACCCAGTATATACGCGATATTCGTCATCCAAATCCCCTCGTATACAAGACGAGAGGAATTGGAGCGGGAAGTATCCAGCTTTCCTTTGATGTAACCGATGATTTTCTTATCTTCCGGTTGTTGCTCTTCGGGAGATGTTAGCTCTTGGCCTTCCATCTCACCCATCATCGATTTTTTAATATCATCAAAGATGCTCATAGTTCTTAAAATCCTAAGTCATTAGGAGGCGCGGTTAAATCAAATTCTTCAAGCTTGATCGACGTGGGTGCCTCTGCCTTTGGCTGCGGAAATTCGTACTTAATCCCGCGCTGATAGTCGTAAAAATCACGACTCATCAGCTTGTCGGTCATCTTTTGGATTTGACGCATAAAAAAAACGGCCTGAACTGCGTTCCAGGCCACTAAAACCAAGACTAAAGTCTCGATCATAGGATTGTCCGAGACTCTTCTTCTTCTACCTGCTCGCGCATCCCCTCCAAGTACACCCGCACTCCAGGGTTACCATAGGTGAAGTACTTGGATTTGCCGTCGCGCACGTAATAATTGAACACCTTCGCGTCCACCTCAATGAACTCGTCCTGATTCAGCTGAGCTGAAGCGATGGCATTTTGAAATGACTGCAAGTCATTGATTGTAAAACCTTCTTTTTTGGGCGCCTCAAAGTCTACCTTTGGCGCTTCAATTCGATTCTGGTCCATAGCTTTCCTCCCTCGGGTTTTTGCCTTTTGTGAGCTGTCTTCTGTACCATTGCTCGTAAGACTCGGCGTTTTGGGTTCTTGGTGGTCCATCTTTTAACCTCATTGGTTGGGGCGCATATGCAATGAAATTGATCGAAGATAAACTATCGATCACATCGTCATGTGCAGCCCGTGGAAACTTAAATAATTCATCCTCTAAATCCACAAGTCCACGGTTTAAAAAGATAGAATCCCACTCAAACCTCGGGACTAGACTCAAAATCCGCATCTCTTTAGTCTTTTCAACCCCAGGATTCACACCATGAAGCGGGAGTATCACTCCGCGTCTCTTCATTTCCTCATGTGCAAAATGAAGCAGAGCCTTCTGGAACGCTACATCCTCAATCCCAATCACCGTTGGCTTAAATATCGTATTCAAATCAAACAAAAGCGCGACAATCTCAGTCGGCCTCAGTCTTTTCCTCTGAGCAACTTCCACATACCAACGGTTCGCCTCATCCACATGCACGACCACAAGGCCCGTATTATCAGAGCCCTCTGATTCCGAGAGCGCAGGATCTATGAAAATGAACGTGTTTCGCCTTTGCGGAAGCGTATCATAATACTTAACCCACTCGCGCTTAAACACCATGCGGTCCGCTGGCAAAACTTCGTTCAAGTATTGGTTGGCGAATATATATGAGCCAAGCGACCTGCGCATTTGCTCAAGGAATTCGTGCGTGAGCTTTTCGGGGAAGAAAAGACTGCCATCGTCTCTGATGGCCTTTTCAATCACACACTCCCAAATCAAGCCCACACCCGTCGTGGGTTTGTTGGAACTATTTGGAACGCAGAAACATCAAATGGCAAATGACCTTGAAAGTTTACATGAAACCTAAAATCAACAACTGCGCTTACCACCACATTACCATGCTCATCAAATTGAGCCGGCTCAGTGACCAATGACCCAATCGGATCAAGCGAGTGAGTGTGTGATGCAATCACCCATTCACCGTTTTGAACAAACTCGCTCAAAACTTCCTTAGCCTGCAATTCAGTGTCGAATCGGAAGTAGTAAATCATGTCAAAGCCGCCACGGTTGCATTCTGAAGCTCAGTTGCGGACAAAGCTCGAGGGATAATTTGCAGCTTGATAACATACCCAAACAACGGACCAGTTGCCGCCGCATTGTCGCCTATTCTTAACGTGGTTAGCCCCGCAGGAGCTCCACTTACTGTCTGAGTTGCTCCGCCGTTTAAGTTAAAAGTGACGGATGTAGCTCCATCATAACTCAATCCAACTGCGTATCTTGTCCCCGCAGTTAACGTACCCAAGCTTGAAGTATTTGTCGCAACGCCTGCGTTTACTGTCCCGCCGTCTACTAACACTCCGCCGCCTAAGCTCCGCATACGAATTCGATTCGTATCAGTACCGTCATCAATTTGAAGTAAAGCGTAAGTAAAACTAGATGTGAGCTGGGGGTTATTGAAAGTCGCAACAACTGTATATGCGCCTGTTAAACCCAACGAGGATAAAGTTGATGTTAAAACATCCGTCGCACGAGTTGACGTTGCAGGAGATGCGACTGGAGGAACTATTGGAGATGAAGGGAATACACTGTGCTCGCGACACGGGAACCCAATGAAAATAGTAAAATCGACTGGAGTTACCGTGTCCGCGTAGTTCCACCGAAGCAGGGTTGAACTAGCAGTAGATGTTGAAACCCTTATGTTGGTAATTCTCTGCAGCTGAGTTGATGGAGTAAACACAGTTGACCCAGCTTCATTGTCATTTCTTAAAGCAAAACCGGTTACGTTTGTTAAACTTCCAGCAGTTAAGCTAATGAAACAAGAATTTGAAACTGTGGTTCCTACCGATATTACATCAGCAGGTCCTAATCTTAAGTTTTGAACTGCAGTTGATGTTGGTGTCCCAAAAAATCGAACCAACAGACCCGTAATGCCATTTACGGTTGTTGTTCCTACAATTTCTCTAGAAGCAGCGGTCGCAGTGAACAACCACCCAGTTGGACCGGTGCCTGGAGTTCCATCAACACTCCCTTCGGCCCTCGGATTTGTATTTAAATTTGTCCTAGATCCTTCGAGCAGCAAACCCCTTGCGGAAATTGGCGCAGGAAAAGTGTTATCAAACCGCGCAACGTTCGCGGATGACTCAAACCAATCTCCGCTCATATTTACTGACCACGCATTGCCGTTAACTGGCCCACGCGTGAATGTGAACTGACTCGGAATAATCTGATTATTGATAAAATCAAAAGTTGTCCCCTCGCCAATCACATCAGCGAGGAGCACACGCGGAGGAATGCCAAGCCAGGAGTTAGAGTTACTCAGCA